GCCTTGACGCGTGCGGTAAACGTCGCCGATCACGCTATCCTCGACGGTGTCGGAGGAGTGCGAGAGCGAGTAATTGCGGAGTTCGCCGATAGTGGTGGACGAGATTTTGATAAGGCCTTCGCGGCCAAGGTGGTTTGCCATGTTAGTCGTTGGTTAAATATATGCAGTTGAAAGTGTGACGAGCGGTGCCCCAGCGGCGTTCTTCGTCGGGTTCGATCATATAATCAACTGACGTCAAATGTGTATCCCTACACACGCCTCCCAGCGTCACGTCCGCGAGCACCGCTGCTTCGACCGCCGCGCTGCCGGTGTCGAAAAGATCGTCGATCAGGTAAGTGCCGCTCTCCGCCGTGAAGTAATCAACGACGAGTTGAAGCTGTCGGTACTGCGTGCGGTTACTTGGGCCGAGCGTGCGAACTTCGATTTGCTCGGTGACGGCATAGACCGCAGCCGACGGAAAGCTGACGCTGGCAATCGTGTTGTTGCGCCCGCGCAGGATGTTCGCCGTTGGCACTACTAGAGCGGACGTAAGGGCGGTTGCGGTAGCGTTGCGAATGTTTGTGCGTGTGCTCATGCGGCGGCGGTTAGAAGTGGCATTGCTCCGTTCACCTTGGTGAATCCAAGATTGACGGCGCGGTTTGCAAGAACCGCATTGATCTTTTTAATGGTAGTGCGTTCTCGTGAGTTGATTGCTCCGTCCACCATGCGTTGATAGTTTGGAATTTTAACGTGCGATGCGGTCGCTTTGATGAAAGGTCTTTCCCCAAAACTAGAACTTACATAACCAAACAAGCGTCCTTTAAGTCCGCCTTGCGGTTTCAATCTATCGGAAAATTTTTTGTAGCGCGCACCGGCAACTTTTGCCGATGAGTTCCATCCAGATACCGTCCAGCCGACACGGCCTTCAATTTCTTTCCGATACTTTTTAAAGTCTGCTCCAAATGCTAGAGCAGTAGCTTTTCCGGTTATTCTTCCGCGAGCATTTCTTCGCGCTTTGTGCTCGTTCCTTAGAGCATCTTCATTCTCGAGAAATTTCATTCCGTAGTATCCGGTGAGCTTTGGATTACGCAAAAGCGCGCGCATTTTTTCGACATCACGATTGCGAACATACTTCGCCATCGAACCATAAAAACCTCCCTTCGTTGCCTTTGTTTTGAGATCACTATAAACCAAAGGCTGGGCCAATCTGCTAAAGTCACCACGAACAGCATTGACGCCTTGCTGTTTAGTTTTTGGCGGCGTGAATTTCACGATGGTCTGAATCGCGTACTTGGCTTCCTCTTTGATCACCAAGCCGAGATCGACCTTTGCAGCCAGAGCAAGGCGCGCCAGTTGGTATTCTAAACGATGAAAACTCGTCTCGATCTGAATCATATTGTTTTGCAGACCTCGATTTCACAGCCCGCGCCCTCGGCGTCGAGCGTCACGCGTTCGATGAAATAGGTAATGCCCGCGCGCGAAAGAGTCTGCGTGACCTTCGGCGTTGCGCTTACGCTCGTCGTCAAAAGAAACACGGTGAACTTGGAATCGTCGCGGCGTTGATCTTCAAAGTCCGCGAACGCGTCGCGCGATGCAGACCAGACGCCGGTGATGCTGTTGCCTTGATAGGTGAACGCGATGCCAGCTTGCGACAAGATAGCGTCGAAATCGGCGTTGATTTGAGTCGGGTCGAAGTCTCGGACGGCGGCCATACTTATGCGCCTTTCGTTAAATACCACCGAGCGTGCAACTCGGGCCGGTTCTCGCGCAGCCAAGGCTCGGCATCGTCCATGCACTTTTGCGCGTCGTTTCCGCAGGTCTGGCTTCCGACGTGGTGAACGTAGGCGCGCGAGATAAAATGCGGTCGCTTCATGTCGAGGCATTGCACGTCGTCGGAGAACCAGTTGAGCGGAGGAAAATCTACCCATGCGTCGCGGTGAATCCACGCGCAGATTGGCGCAATGACGCTTGCTTGTACGATGTTTCGCTCCGACGCGAACCGCAGGAAGTCAATTTGCCCGCGTCCGCTGCGGATGTTCTGTTCGCCGCGCGCGTAGTCCGAGCGAGTCGCCACCCAGCCGAGGTCTGGATAATGTTTACGAAGTAATTTCACGTCGCCCATGAGCTTCGCCCATGTCGTCGGCGTGAACACGATGTCGTCGTTGCAGATCACGAGTTGGTCATGCTCCTTGAACGCGATGCGCGCCGCCTCGTTGTAAGCCTCGCCGAAGGTCGGGCCGAGTCCGTGCGAAACGTAGGTGCGAATGCCGTGCGGAACGTAGGCTTTGATCGACGCTCTCATCACGTCAAGGCAACGCGCGTTCTTCGTGCAGACGACGATGGCTGGTTCTGGAATCATGGCTTTTTAGCTCCGAGGATTCGCTCGATGTTCTCCGCGTCGATGACGGTTTCTCCGCACGTCAGCACGCGCTCGTCCCAGTTGTTCGGCGGCACCATGCCGTCCTCGACGTTCACGCGAATCACGGCGCGAGGCGTTTCAGTAGGCTCGCCGACGTGATGCAGGAACTGCTTCGCCATTGCCATCGTCTCGGAGTCGTCGGCCTTGATTTGAAAGTAATGCTCGACGATCTCGGGCCGTGCCGCAGTTGATAACCAAGCGTCACGGAATGAAACAGAACGCGTCGAGTTGCCGAGCGTCTTTTGCGTGATTCGGATGGTCGGCTCGGTGTGCTTATGATAAACCAGTTGGAGCGCGTTCGCGTCCGCCACCATGCCAGCCAAGCGATATGCACGCGCGGCGAGATCATGCCCCGCCCAGCCGTACCACTTCGCCTCGTGCGTCCACGGACGATCTTTCTGCGCCGGTTCGGGCAAGGTCAGCATCCGAGACGCCCACCACGCCGCGCGCTTGCCGTCGTTCTTCTCAAACGCCAGCATGATAATTGAGGCGATGGCTTCGCGGCACCACGGAAAGACGCCGTGTGCGCCCATGGCGAACTGCATCGACTCGCGCCGACTGGCTGAGATACGCGCAAGGTTAAGCTGAACCTCGTACCGGAAAGAGTCGTCGAGGTTCGGAAACGATAGCGCGATGCGGCCAAACTGTTCAGCGGCTGGTTTATTGCCGGCGCAGTAGTGCTCTTGGTGGATATAAAAATACTGGGTCGCCGCTTCGCCTACGCTGCGGCCTAGAATAGCAAGGTTACGCTTGCGGTTATCTTGTTTTATGCAGGCTGGCTCATGCCTCCAGACCGGCGATGGCCACTCAACGTGCCGGTCGTTGGGCAAAAGTAGCAGGTTTTCATGTACGTCGTGATGCCAGACGCGGCCAGATTGAAACGCGCTGCGACGGATGAATCGCTCGCGTTGCAGCTTCTTTCCGGTGCCGCGCACGTCGTAAGGACAGCGCACCATCAGCACCTCCTCGGAGAGTTCGGCGAGCTTGCTCTTGAGGTCGTCGGCTTGTGCCAAAACGTCGTCGCAGTCCGCCCAGACTAGCCAATCGCCGGTCGCATATGCAAAAGCCTGATTGCGCGCCTTGGCGAACGAATCGACGTGCTTCCAAGCCTGTGCCGTGACTCCGTTCCGATACTCGCTAAAAACGAAATTGACGCGATTGTCGATGCACCACCCGCGCGCAATTCGCTCGGTGTCGTCCGGTTCCTTTGAGCCAATGGCGCGGACGAGTGAGAGTTCGTCGATCAGTCCGACGAACGAGTTAAGCATTGCCTCGATGTGGTGCGCCTCGTTGCCACAAATTACGCAGAGTGAGATCGTCATGGTCGTGTGTTTTGCTTCGGTCAATAGAAGGCGCGCGAACCGTCAAAACAAAAAGCCCCACGCGGTGAGGCGTGAGGCTTTAGAACTGAACTTAATTAGGATTAGAACTGGGTCGTGATGAGCTGACCGGCGTTCGTGTTCACAACCTTCTCGGCGGTGTAGTGCGAAGCGCGGACGATGTTCGATTTGATCGACTCGTCGCGGTAGGTGCTGACGCCGATGGCTGGGCCGTACTCAGACCAGTTGAGCGTGAAACCGGCGCCACCACCGAAGAAGCCGGCAGAGGCTTCGGTGACGTTACCAACCCAGACGTAGGTGTTCGCCCAGACGTTGCTGGAGCTGAACGCGACGCCTTCGGGGGCGGAGTCGTAGGACGCGCGACCGATGAGAACTTCGGCGACGCCGAACACTTCGGCAGCGGCTTGGGTCGAAGCGTTGAGGATGGTGTCGCTCGAAAGACCGGTGCCGCGGAGGCGGTTCTGGAATTTCGTCGAGGCGCGGAGGCGCGTCCACACTGGGTATGGAATCACAACCTTGGCGTTGCTCGTGGATTCACCCTTGGCGAGCATGCGGTCGAGAGCGTCTTGCACGTCTTGCGCGGCGTCAAACGTAGCGATGTTCGCGGTCGTCCAAGCGGTCGTCGAGTTCGTGGCCGTGAAGTTGCTCGTGTTGAACATCTGAGCAGCAACGCGGAGTTCGTGAGCGAGGAGGAGCTTACGTTTAGCGAGCTTGGCGGCAACCGTCTCAGCGTCAAAAAAACGCGCGACGTCGAGATTTACTGTATCGTCTACAGCTTCCTCATAACCATATTCAAGGGCCGTGTAGACCTCTTGGCTAAAAGAACGAGTGCCACGAGCGTAGGTGCTATATGGAGCGCGATTCTTGACGTCGGACTTGAGCAGTTGGCCCTCTTTCAGAAGGAAAGAAGGATACTGACCAGCTTTGACAGGAACATTGAGGACGGGCATCACAGCCGTACCGATCAGCGTGGACTCGAAGTCTTTAGCTTGCTCGAGTACGCCAGCGATGTCGCCACGGAAGATTGCAGCAGAATTAGTATACATGGTAGTTTAGTAGATTGTTTAGATTAGATGTTCTTAGGCAGCATCTCGATGATCGCACCAGCGTCAGACGCGGTGGTCAGCGATTTGCCAACGGTGATCGAACCTGTAATGGCGACTTGACCTGAGGCCACGCTAAATAGCGTATCACCAACGGTTACAGGGCCAGCGAGCAAGGTCGCTTTAATGGTGGTGCCGCCGAGAAATTCGACGGTGACGTAATCGCCAGAGGCGGCGTCGATGACGGCAACGCCGTCAGGTAGAGAAGCGGTGGCAGCAAGACCCACGCCTCTGTTTGCAGACACAGTTACCAACCGAAAGGCCGTGATGGCCGAATTGGCTAGAAAAGTGCCCGTATTATTAAATGAAGTAGCCATTTTAGTATATAGTATTAGGTTTAGAGTTTAACGATTTCGCCGCCTTGCACGCGCGCACGATAAGCGGCGTAAAGGTCAGCGTGATTCTTGATAGCAAACGAGATCGCGGCAGATTTGTCGCCTTTC